ACACATCTCAAGAGGTCAGACAAGAAGATAGTAGTCGAGCAGGGTGGTACTCGTAGCGGTAAGACCTACAACATCCTCCTCTGGCTCATCTTCTACTACTGCACCAAGAACACAGGCAAGACGGTGACCATAGCTCGTAAGACCTTCCCAGCTGTCCGCAGCTCTGTGATGCGTGACTTCTTTGGCATCCTCAAGCAGCACGACCTGTACCAAGAGGACAAGCACAACAAGTCCAACAGCGAGTACGTCCTCAACGGCAACCTAGTAGAGTTCGTATCCCTCGACCAACCTCAGAAGATTAGAGGGCGTAAGCGTGACCTCGCATTCTTGAACGAGGCTAACGAGTTGAGCTTTGAAGATTGGCAGCAGATAGTATTCCGTACTAACGGTAGGATCATACTCGACTACAACCCCTCCGACACATACCATTGGATATATGATAGAGTTATCCCTCGTGAGGATGTAGACTTCTATCAGACTACCTACCTAGACAATCCCTTCCTTGACGAGACAATCAAGGAGGAGATAGAGAGACTCAAGGAGACGGACGAACACTACTGGCGTGTCTATGGACTAGGAGAGCGAGGCACTAACCGAGCGCAGGTATTCCAATTCACAACCCTACAGCAAGTACCTACCTCAGCTAAGTTCCTGTCCTATGGTCTGGACTTTGGATTCACCAACGACCCTAGCGCATTGGTGCGCTGTTACCAAGATGGAAATAACCTCTACTTTGAGGAGATGCTATACTCTACCAACCTTACTAACCACGACCTAGCAGTCCGCTTCAATGACATAGGGGTAGGTAGGTACGAGGAGATATTTGCAGACTCGGCAGAGCCTAAGAGTATCGAAGAGCTACACAGGATGGGCTGGAACATCAAGCCTACTACTAAGGGCGCAGATAGTGTGAACGCTGGTATAGATATGCTCAAGCGTTACAAGCTCCACATCGTGGGGGCTAACTTGATGAAGGAGATGGAGAACTATAGATGGATAGAGGACAAGAATGGCAACCTCCTTAACAAGCCAGAGGATAAATGGAATCACCTTATTGATGCAGCGAGATACGGTGTATATAACAAACTAAGTAAACCTAACTATGGGCGATACGCAATCCGTTAAGATAGAGATACCAGAGAGACTAGCAGACATCCCTATCTCTAAGTACAAGAAGTTCATCGCTATGGCGAATGAGGATAATGGTGACGAACAAGCACTCTACCACTTCTGCGGTCTCACACCAGATCAGCAGGAGCGTATGAAGGTAGCCGACAAGAACAACCTACGCAGTCAACTAGGTAAGGTCTTGAACGAACAGCCTAAGCTAGTGCAGACCTTCAAGCACAAGGGAGTCAAGTATGGATTCCATCCCAAGCTAGAGGACATCAGTATGGGGGAATACGTTGACCTTGACGAGCTACTGAAAGAGCCGTACAAGAATGCTGAGAAGGTGCTAGGCATCCTCTACCGTCCTATCACAGATACGAAGTTTGGCAAGTACCTCATAGAGAACTACGACCCAGACAAGCACACAGGGGAGGGCTTTGGTGTGTTAGGCACGGATGTACTACTAGGGTGTATGCTTTTTTTTTATCGTTTAGAAATCGCCTTGCTAATAACTTTCCTTCGATATTCACAGAAGGAACAGGAGACGAACCAGCATTTGACAGACCTACCCAGTTCGCAAGGAAGTGGGGATGGTATAGCGCAGTCCATAAAATTGCTGGAGGCGATATCACGAAGTTTGACAAGGTAACGGATATGCCTATGCGCACCTGCCTCACCTATCTGGAGTTTGTGATGGATAAGGCAGATGTTGAAAAGTCACTAAGCAACTCCAAGAAAAAGTAGGTTATTAAGAATCCTTTGTGTATTATTGTTACATATTAATCAATACACAAGAGAGATGAACTTGTACCAACAACTCACACAGCCTCATAGAGACAAGCTCCAAGAGGAGGCAGACAAGTACCCTACAACAGGGAAGCTAATCAAATACGCCCTAGAGCATAATAGCTCGGTAATGGGGTTGACTATCAAGGAAGCGATGGACATACACACCATCTTCTTCCCTTACGAGCCGTTCTCATTGTCTAACCTATTTAGCTTGGTGTGATGGACTACTTAGATTGGGAACTAGCGGTGTACCAAGACTACGAGGGTCGTATGTGCGACATATGTGGTGAATACAATGATGATGATTGGCGATGCGACTGCTGCCACGATTGTTCAAAAACTCACGCAGCGTGTGAGTGTGGTTCAGAAGAGGATATACATTTGGGTATCTAGTGTGGTTTACTAGATAGGTTTGGTTGAGAGGGGGCAGTAGCTCCCTCTTTTTTTATCCCATCTTTTACGGATGGGGTTTTTTAATTGTATGAAGAAAGGATACTACCAAATAACTGAGGCACTTAAATCAGCAGCCGAATCTAACGACCACATCAATCAAGTGAGCTGGGGCAACATCTTTGATCTAGACTTCCGTAAGATGGATATGTACCCTCTGGCGCATATCATCACAGGGAACGCTACGCTCAACGAGCGCACGATTACCTACGAGTTCGACCTACTCATTATGGACGTGGTAGACTACAGCAAGGACGAGAAGGACTTGTATGAGGGTGGTATGATGAAGCAAGATATCTACCATAGAACACTAGCTACCCTATCTGAAATCCTCGCTACATTCCGTAGAGGTACGGAGTACGATGCCTACTTCCGATTGGTGAACGACCCACTAGCCCAGCCCTTTGATGAGGACTATGAGGCTAACGTATGTGGCTGGATGGCTACGCTATCTATTGAGGCAATCAACCCTAACAACATCTGCTAATGGATGGGGGCATTAACACAAAGAACACAGAGGCAGCTCTAGACAAGTTTGGTAAGTACCTAGTCAGAGAGGCTAGGAAGAACCTCACACGCAAGAAGAAGAACAACACAAAGGGCTTGTATAAGTCTCTAGACTATGAGGTGAAGGCGATGCCGAACAGCATCAACTTCGACTTCCTTATGCAGGAGTATGGGGAGTGGGTAGACAAAGGACGTAAGGCTGGTAAGATGCCTCCTGTATCTGCGATAGAGAAGTGGGTTAGCCAACGGAAGATTCAGTTCCGTGATAACAAAGGTAGGTTTGAGACCTACAGAACCACAGCTTTCCTCATCGCCCGAAGCATCGGGAAGCGAGGCATACCTGCTACCAACTTCTACAGCAGACCCTTCAAGTTAGGATTCAATAGGCTACCGCCAGAGCTTACCCAAGCCTATGCTCTAGACCTAGAAGACTTCCTAGACTTCACATTGAACGAATTAAATGTAAGATATAAAAATGGCAGTAAATAGCCCCACAGGACTACTAGGAGTACGCAGTCCTATATTCATCACTTGGGACGGTACAGGCACAGATGCAAGTGACATCTACTACTTCAAGCTAGAAATCTACGCTTGGACAGGTGATAAGGATGTGCGCCCTTCTGATCCTGTGTACACCATAGACAGGACTACAGGCTTCGTGAACTCATACCCTACCGCTGACATAGCCCCCTTCCTAGAGAACCTATTCGACCAGAAGACTACCAACCTAGACACGGACACCTTCACTACCTTGAGCAGCGACAGCCTCCTCTGGGTAGAGGTAGACTATGACATTGAGTACTTGGATGGTACGTTTGTAGTAAACGACACAGGCACGACCACACGCTTCCTAGCAACAGATGGCTATAGCGACTTCACAGACCTAGCCAATAAGGACATCGGCAGGGCTATCCTAATGGAGGCAAGTGAGAAGTACCTATACGAACTAGACACCTACAATATGCCTATCTACTTAGGGGACGTAGGTAGTAGCTACCAGACCAACGCAGTCAAGGTTAAGATACTAGGGTCAGATGCTACGAGTGACGAGGTGACTATCACCATAGGCACGGGAGAGGATGCAGAGGACAGAGTGCTACTCTTCCCTGTCGGGATACCTAACCTACAGAACTACCTCTATGACGAGAGCCTCACAGGTATTACTGAGCCTCGTACATTGGACTACTATGATGTGCAGATACTAGACTCTAGCGATACTGTCGTAGACAGCAGGAGATTCTATGTACAATGCGAACCCAAGTACACGCCTGTACAGTTGCAGTTCATTAATCGCTATGGTATGTGGGATACCCTAACCTTCTTCAAGGCATCACGCCAGTCGGTAGGGGTAACCAAAGAGAGCTACCGCCAAGTGGTAGGCTCTGCTGACTCATCGGGATATGATTGGGAAACATACTCACGAGGAGCGAGAACGTACAACCACAACCTCACTAAGCGTACTACGTTGAACACAGGATTCGTAGACGAGAGCATGAGCGACACCATAGAGGATATGCTAATGAGCGACTACGTCCTAATGACCATAGACCGCACTACGGTACGAGTAGCTGACACCTATACCATAGGGCAGGACTTCCGTGCCGTCACTATAGATACGCAGTCTGTGGAGATACAGAAACACATCAACGACAAGACTATCAACTACACGCTAGAGGTGAGCTTTGCCACACCAGAGAACGCTAGACTATGATAGAGATTTACATAGGCACAGATAGAGTAGACACCTTCAAGGATGAGGATGTAAACATTACGCTCAATGTCCAGAACATACAGGACATCAGCAAGGTGTATGCTGACTATACCCAGTCCTTCAGCGTACCTGCCTCTAGGATCAACAACGACCTATTTAAGCACTACTACAACGCTGATGTGAGTGGTGGCTTCTCTGCTTCCCAAAGACAGTCTGCTACCATCATACTGAATAAGGAGACATTCAGAGAGGGTAGTATTGAGCTTGCTGCGGTGAATATGCAGGGCAACCTACCGAGCAGCTACGAGATAGTATTCTATTCAGCAGGGGTGAACCTATTGGACTTGTTTGGTGATGACCAACTTACCGACCTTGACCTATCAGCATACGACCACGACTACACAGGCGCAAACATTAAGACAGGGCTAGAGGACGGCTTGAGCAGTCGCAATATCATCTACCCTCTCATCTCTCCTAAAGAGGATTGGTTCTACGATAGCAGTAGTTCGTCTCACGATGACTACAACCTAGCCTACCATACGACTAACGATACACACGGCTGTCACTACTACGAACTCAAACCTGCCATCCGTCTAGCTCGTATCATAGATGCCATAGAGAGCAAGTACAGCATCACCTTCAACAGCGAGTTCTTCGCTAGTGATGAGTTCACCGACCTCTATATGTGGTGTCACCGTAGGGAGGGGTATATGTTCGAGGGTCAAGCTACAGGCTTTGAACAAGCACAGGCGGTAGACTTTACGTCTGCTACAGGGTCTGGCTTTGACATCAGTACCGATGAGCTAACCATCCCATCTACCTACGACAGGTTCATCTGGCGATACAGCGCAACGTGTACCGATGACTACCAGTTTCACTTCTACATCAACGATGTGTTCTTTACGGCAGTCAGTCATAGCGGTAATGTCACAGACGAGGAGATATACTTCAACAGCCTCAGCACAGGAGACCGTATACAGATGCGTTTCCTACCAGCTACAACCAATACCTCTATTACTTCGGTGAGTGCATCGGGTAGGGAGTTTACAGACCTTACGAATGTGTATTGGACTGCCTCTACATCAGCAGGTCAGACGGTCACGCAGGAGGTGGTCATTGCAGACCAAATGCCAGAGCAGAAGGTGAGCGACTTTATGGTAGGGCTTATCAAGATGTTTAATCTAGCACTTGAGCCCACAAGCACCACAGCCTTCACGCTCGAGCCTCTAGACGATTGGTATGCGGAGGGTAATCAGTACGACATCACCAACCATACGGACATCACTACACGCAAGGTATCAAAGCCAGAGTTATATAGAAGGATAAAGCTAGAGCATCAACTGGCAGACAGCCAACAGATGAACAACTTTAGGCTGACCAATGGAGGCGTGGGATATGGTGACCTCCGTGCGGACTTTACGTTCGATGGTGGAGAGCTTACTAACCAGACCAACTTCGAGCTGCTCAAGTTCGAGAAGCTAGTAGATGTTGATACCTCTACCAATGTAGACTTCCTCATAGGCTCGTCCATAGATAAGGAGCTGAAGCCATACATAGGCGCACCGATGATATTCTACTCACCAAATACTAAGGACATCAGTAGCGACCCTATAGGCTTCCTTGATGAGTCTGGCGATACAGGAAGCGGTACACACGGAAGGGTAGACCAGATTAACTTCATTGCCAACGTCAACAGCGACACTATTACAAGCGTGACGAGGATGCTGACCTTCGGCTTGAACATAGAGCCATACCATAACCAAGCCTTCAACGAGACACTATACAAAGGCTATTGGGAGGACTACATTACTAACCTATACTCGGTAAGCAGGAGGGTGTATAGCTTCAGAGCTATCCTACCTCTTGAAGTGATATGCAAGTTGAAGATGAACGACAGGCTAGTATGGAACGGTTACCGCTTCATCATTAACCAGATCAAAGTGAACCTCCGCACTAGGGAGGCGAACCTTGAACTGCTAAACGATGTAGGCACATACCTCAACCCTACGGAGTTTGCCGAGCTACTAGACGAGAACGGAAACTATCTCACGGCTGAGAATGGGGATTATTTAATTGTAGAGTAATGGACTTGAAATTCATCATAGAGCAGCTACCATACGCTGACCACTTGACCGAAGACGTGCTAGTGGCTAAGGGTAAGCATAAAATGATAACGAACTGGAAGGAAGCTAAACAGCAGATCAAATGGTTAAGACAGAAGTCGAAATAGTAGTAAATACCACAGATGCTACCAAGTCAATAGACGAGGTAGGTGGTGCTGTAGATGATGCAGCTGGGAAGTTTGAGAACCTATCTGCTGGGGCAGAGGGTGCTACTGCGGTCATTGACGAAGCGACAGGCGGTCTAGCTACACGAGTTAAGAATGTAGGGCAAGGCTTAATATCAATGGGTAAGTCTGCTGTCACCTCATTCCGTGCCGCTATCGCTGGTGCTAATGGAATGAAAGCAGCCCTCATATCTACAGGTATTGGGGCTATCGTTGTAGCACTTGGTACTATTGCGGTCTATTGGGATGACATTCTTGCTGCTGTTAGTGGTGTATCAGAGGAACAGAAAAACCTACTATCTGATACAGAAGCTACTAGAGATGCTTCGCAGGAGATATTAACTGCGACTGAGGGTAGCGAGAATATACTAAAACTACAAGGCAAGAGTGAGCGTGAGATTCGAGACCTCAAAATCCAACAGACGGACGAAGTTATTTTAGCAACCAAAGCAGTATTGGAGCAAGAGAAGGTACTTAGACAATCTCAAATAGATGCTGCCAAACGCAATCAAGAGTATATGTCTTATGGGCTTCAGTTTGTGATGTTTGGAATTACAGCTGTATTAGCAGTTATAGATGCGGCATCTGAGGGCTTAGTGGCATTGGGTATAATTGAGGAAGGACTTACTACTAGAAGAGATGCCTCTGAATATGTAGCCTCTTTTGTATTTGACCCCGAAGCTGTTGCAGAGGAAGCAGATGCTACCATAAAAGAGACTGAGGAAGCACTTCAGAAACTTGAGAATCAAAGAGCTGGTTATATACTAGCAAACCAACAAGCCGACCAAGCAGCAGCCGACCAAGCTAATGCGGATGCGAAAACAGCCAATGAGCAAACTGAAGCTGAAGCAAAAGCACACGCTGCGAAGATGTTAGCAATCAAACAAGCGCAAGAGGCAGAAGATGTAGCTCATATGGAGCAGATGTCTCAAGCATTGGATGACCTATACCAAGAGCAACTCACAGCGCAAGAGCAGGAGCTGAACGCTATACAGGATAAGTACTACGAGCTTGAGCAGTTCTACAAGGACGATGCAGATATAGCGAAAACTATAGAAGAGCAGAAGCAGAAAGACCTACAGGGTATTCAAGACAAGTATAGAAACGAAGAAGAGCAACGAGATAAAGCACTTGCTCAGACAAAGCTAGAGCTAATAAAACAAGGTATAGGAGCAGCGAACGATTTAGCCCAAGCCGCCCTATCGGGTAACGAAAAAAGGGCAAAGGCAGCCTTCCGTATCAATAAGGCACTTACCCTTAGTCAGGCAATAATAAACACAGCACAGGCAGTTACTGCTGCACTTGCTCAAACTCAAGACCCTAGCCCTACACAGAGTTTTCGATTTGCTAACGCAGCAATAGCAGGGGCGCAAGGGTTGGCACAGATACTTACCATCAGTAAGCAGCAATTTAATCCTAGTGGCGGTGCAGGTGGCGGTGGCGGGGCAGCCTCAGTACCAAGACCATCTGCCTTTAGACCTACCTTGAGCTTTGACACTCAAGGACTGAATAGCGGCATCGGTCTAAACGAGTCCCCTAACTTGGGCAACCAGATTGCAGAGAGCCTA